ACGATGATTTAGATAAAGAATATGGAATGTATTATGGTAATTTAGAGTTTGATCCATTAGATATAATGGAATCTCATAGTGGCCATACTAAAATGTTTCATAAAGAAAATAATCAATGGAAACAACTATAAGGAGTAATAATGGCGAGCACATATAAAAAACTGACTGTCTATCTTAATGAGGAACAAGAGAAAGTCTTGACCGATTTTGACCTTAAAATTATAGACAAAGATGATTTTGATCTACTACACTATACAGTAGGAATCATTAGTAAAAGACTAGCAGAAACTAATCACAAGATGATTACAGATGTAGACCCTAATACTTGCGATCCTGTTACATTACAACATAGTAGTAAAACCATAGGATGATTCTATTTTTCTTGTTTATATTGATATTATCTTTAGTAATCTGCTTTATATAAATTAAATTAAGAAAGGAGAATAACTATGGCTTATAATTGTACTGGTCATATTACTATTAAACATAAAGATAGTAAAATGCCTGAAATACTAAATGTCTATACTAGATTGTTTGATCAAGTAGATATTAAAGAAGCATATGGTACTTTTTATGATAGACTTACTCAAATGACAAGTGCTATACAAACTACTTTTGATGCTACTTTTACTATAACTAAAATAGAAGAAAATGTATGATAAAAAATATATATAGAGGTTACGACATCGTAGAATACGACACTCAATGGAAAGTAGAATTAGATAATAAATCTATTGCTACATTCGATAAGGTCGAAGGTGTTAGTGGCGAAGCAAGTTGTATGTGTGAAATTGATCGTATTTATAGAAATGATCGTAAAGAGATTGATGCTAATATACAACGAGTTGACGCACAAGTTAAGTTAGATAATAACATAAAGAAAGCGAGAGATAATGGCAGCTAATAAATATATAGATGTTAAATCACATAATCCTAAAGCAGTATTGCCTAAAGATTATAAATTTAATAAAATACAACATTCTCCTAAAATACTACAAGTTGTTGATGGTATGTTAGGTTTCGAGTTTAATGGAACTTACATTGTTGACCCTACTTTAGACGAATCAGGTAGATTCCCTGTTAGTGCAAAAGTATATTATAAGATATCAACAAAAGATAAAAATAGAATGATTAAAGCTAATATCAAACTTTAATGTGGAAATAATCTAGATTTACAATCATAAATAAATCGCTATATTAGGATAAATATGGCGATAACAATAGACCAGATACATCAAACAAACGAGGCGACCTTATCCTCAATGGAAAAGAAGTTCTGTGAGGGTATTGCTGCAGGAAAAGGTAAGAGAAACGCTGCTGTTGACGCAGGTTATTCTGAAACGTCAGCTCATGTACAAGCTGCCCGCAACTTAAAGAAGGATAAGATTATCCAATATATAGATAGGTTGAGGGTTGATGCTAGGCGCTTGACAAGTGAGTCTGTGTCAAAAGAGGTAGAGAAGCTCGATAAAGTGTATGCTGATGCTTGTGGCAAGAAGCAGTATTCCGCAGCAGTCAATGCGATAAGGCTAAAGTCGCAATTGTTGGGGTTCCTTGTTGAGAAGAAAGAAGTACAACACTCTACACTAGACGCTATGAACGATGATGACTTGTCGACATACCTAGACAAGATAGAAAAAGAACACAACATACAATAACACGCCGCCGCCTGCACGTGATGCTTGTGCCTAGGTGATCAGCGTTGTGCAGCAAGGATCAAGAATATATAAAAAAAAATCCTAGGAATTAAAAAAAAGTTTAAATAGGATATTAAAAATATATTAATTAATTTTATTAATTAATTAAGAAAGTATAACTATGATATTATTATTTAAATTACCGATTAGCTTTTTAGTCTTATTAACTTTTTATACTATTCTAGTGTAGGTAGTATTATTAGTCTATAATAAGAACAAAAAGAGAACAACAATAAAACTAATACAACAGAAATTAACTATTTACTTTTATTAAAAAATTTAATAATTTTAATTATATTTTAAAAATTATATTTAGAAATTAATTCTAATCTTTTTAAAATATAGAAAGTAGAAAGTTATGAAAAATAAATCTAACGAAAAAATAATCGAGAATAAAATTAGTTTATCTCATAGAGAGATAAGTCAGAATAAAATTTTATTCAGATTAACTAATACTAAAAGAGATAAATCAAAGTCTTTTTTAGTTTATGAAAAAGCTAAATTCTCAACGAATATAGAATTAGCTTATAATAATAACTATCGTAAAATTGATTTTGATTACGATACGACTTTCAATAATAGATTTAAGAAAGTTAATCTATTAGTTGATTTTCCTCAATATATAAATAAATCTAAAAAGAATTTATATTTAGATTTATTAGAGAGTAATAAAAAATATATTAGTGAAAATAAAGTAAGTTCTGAAATTATAGAAAATCAGAATTACTTTACTAAATTAGTTAATAGTCTTTAATAACTAAATAAGATTAGAGAGAGAGTTTTTAAACTCTCTCTCTTTTTTTTTCTTTTTTTCTCTCATCATTTATCTATTTATAATCGTATTAAGTTTGCTGGTTTTTAATCGTATTAAGTTTAAAAAGAAATTTCCCTAGCTTAGGGAGAAAGAGATAGAAAGAGTGATGAATGAGTCAAATGTGTATAAATTTTGTGTAGAAAAAAATTTTTTTTTAATTTATATCTTTACAATGTCTTTTTTAAATAGTAGCCTTCCACCTTTATATTGTAAAATACGCAAGGAGTATTTATATGATCTACGAAAACATCATGGAGAAAGCGAGGACTGTGTTATCTTTGGTCTTACAAGTATACAGGGTCGTGGTCTCCTCTTTAATATCATGCTGGAAAATGGTGCGTGCTTTTGGAGGTTGCCAATTGCTGCCTTCTTCTCTAAGAGTATGGAAAGGAAAGACGTGCCCGATATGTCAAACGACTTACTTCAGCTGTGGAATTGCTTTAACTATCATCATTCTGTTAATCATTTTTCTTTTTTATTAGGTCAACGAGCTAAATATTTTGGGAAAAATAAAAAACTTTATAGTGGTGAGTATCTGTTTACCGTTGACTGGTGTCACCCTGATTCCAATCTACTTGATACAGATCATTCTGAAATTCCTCAGGAGCATAAGTGCGCTCATGTACTGGAGCTTGACAACGGCAATTTTGCTGCTCAACCTAATAACCGACTATTATGGAACATTAATTCGTTCACTACGAGAAACGAAGTCCCCGACTACAAAGTCCAATCAAACGAATGGAATGTAGAAAACAAGGACTGGATGACCGAGGATACGGATAAATTTTTCTATGAAATAATAGAAAAGAAAGATTAGGTGTTGTTTCACACGGTAGGGAGACTTACTTGAAACAGGGGCGATGGCGGGCAAAACTTTTTTGTTTATATAGTATCATAAACGAAATAGAGTGAGGTATGTCTATTTCAATTTTACTTCCTACAAGGAAGAGGGTACCCTTAATCAAAAAATGTACAGAATCATTATTAGATAATGCAAAAAATCCTGACAAACTTCAACTACTTTATGGAGTAGATGACGATGATCAAGAAAGTATTGATGCACTGACCGCTATTAAACATCCGTTTAGATCAGTTATAAAGTTTAAAAGATTAGGTTACGAAAATTTACATCAATATAATAATGGCCTAGCTGCATATGCTCAAGGTACGTGGATCATGTTTTTTAATGACGATGCTATTATGCAAACTAAACATTGGGATTTAGAAATTGATAAGTTTGATGGCAAATTTAAATTATTAAGAGTTAAAGAACAAACAAAACATCCTTATAGTATCTTTCCTATTATACCATGGGATTGGTTTAGATGTTTAGATCATATAAGTTTACATGGACAAAATGATGCATGGGTATCAGAAATTGCTTACCTATTAGATATAATGCAAGATGTACCTATTAATGTTTTTCATGATCGAGCAGATATTACTGGTAACAATAATGATGAGATGTTTAAATCAAGAGTTTATAAAGAAGGTCATCCAGAAAAAGAAGGAGACCTCCATCATCAAAAAATGGTAAATTCTAGATTTGCAGATGCAAGTAAATTAGCTTGGCATTTAAATAGAATTGGACAAACTTCTTTACATTGGCAAAAAATTGTTAAAAAAGAGATACAGCCTTTTACTTTACTAGCTGAAAAATTTGAAGCATATACTAAAGCTGGAGAAGTAGGAAGAGGATTACAAAATGCAAAAAATTCAGATCAAGGAAAAGTTAAAGTCAGCTATTCAGATATACAAAAAGACTAAGGATCCACGAGCAGCAGAAGTAATAGAACACTTAAATAGAATACTATCAACTTCTAAATCTAGAAATAGTTTATTAGATTATGCAAAACATATATATCCTGGTTACAAGGATCCAGCTCATATACAATTAATTTCAAAAAATCTAGAGCTTCTAGAAAAAGGAGAAATAAATAGACTAGCAGTGTTTATGCCACCAAGGCATGGTAAGTCTATGTTATGTTCAGAGTTTTTTCCAGCATGGTATCTTGGAAATAATCCTAATGAATTTGTAATTCAATCTACTTATGCTCAAGAACTTGCTGATGACTTTGGTCGTAAAGTTCGTAACCAGATAGCTAGTCCAGATTTTAATAGTGTCTTTCCACAAGTAGGTCTACGTGCTGATTCAAGTTCAGCTAAACGATTTCATACAATGCAAGGTGGAACTTATTCTGCTGTAGGTGCAGGTGGAGCTATTACAGGTAGAGGTGCTCATCTACTTATAATCGATGATCCTATAAAAGGTAGAGAGGACGCAGAGTCCGAGACACAAAGAAGAAATTTAGTAGAATGGTATAAGTCTGTAGCTTACACTAGACTTCAACCAGGTGGTAAAGTAATTATAATTCAAACACGATGGCACCAAGACGATTTAGCTGGTCACATACTAGCAGAGA